GTGGTCGTACTGATGTAGTTGAGTATGCCAGGGCCGAGCGAGTGGCCGGCAGCACGAAATTTAATGGCTGGAAACTGTGGAACCTTGCCCTAGAGGGGATTACCAGCTTCTCTACTTTCCCGCTTCGCATGTGGACGTACATCGGCCTGTTAGTTGCCGGTGCTGCGTTTTTGTATGGCGCATGGATGATTTTCGACACGCTGGTATTCGGAAATGCAGTACGCGGATATCCTTCATTGCTGGTTTCTGTACTTTTCCTTGGTGGCATACAGTTAATCGGGATAGGAGTTCTTGGTGAGTATATTGGCAGAATCTATGTAGAAGTTAAGAAAAGACCGAGATATATTCTTAAGGGAAAAAAATGAGATTTCATAAGTCAGATAAACTTATATTTTTGCTAGCCGCTTTATTCAGCCTTCCATTTTTGTTGAATGCTGAATTATTTAAGGACGACTTGTATAGGGCTGTTTCTGGCGATCCGAGCTATTGGGATAAAGATAGCCGACCGCTAACAACAGTACTAATGAAGGTGTTAAATTTAGGGGATATGATAACTGATGTGTCTCCGCTATCCTTTATTCTTGGCATGGTGTGCATGATAATATCCGCCATTATAATTTCAAGGGCCATATCATCTAACAGACCTTCATATTTCTCATCAGCATTCGCATCGCTAATATTTTTAAATCCTATGTTTATAGGTAATGCAGTATTTTCATTTGATAGCGCAACCATGGGTGCGTCTATAGTAGTTGCGATTTCTTCAGCATATTTCTTTTACAATAGAAGTTATATCGATGTCGTCTGGAAAATCGTCGCAGTAACTTCTGTCATGTCAATGTATCAGCCTTCTTCTGCTCTTTTTGTTACAATGACAGCCTTTATTGTTATTGTAAAAATACTTGAACATGAGAGCGGGTATATCAAGGGATTGATATTAAATGCCATTTCTTTTGTTGCCGGTTTCACGATTTACACCCAAGTGGTGCAAAAAATTTATCCGCCAAATGAATATGCCTTGAGAAATTCTCAGTTTATTGATTTTGATAATGGAATTCTTACCGGATTACATGATGCTTTTAGTCGCAATCTTGATCCTGTGATAGGCTCAATGCCTTCTATTGTTAAGGCTACTTTAGTAATTACTTTGGCAATATCGGTAGCTTGTGTAATCAGGTACGCTTTTTCACGTGATTACAAAATACAAGATCGTATATTATTAGTAGTTAGTTTTTCTTTCTCACTGATAATGTTCTCTGGTTTTTCTCTAGCCGTGAAATCAGACTATGTTATGCCTCGCGTGCTAATGTCACTTGGCTTAACGCTATGCCTTGTATTCTTCATGGCACACAGACTAATAGGATTTAAAAAAATATCATATCTGGCATATGTTATATTTGCAGCCAACTCAATTAATATATCCTATTCATTCAACAATGCTATAAAGCATCAGAATAAATTTGACTCAGTTATTCTGACTTCAATATCTTCCGCGCTGCATCAAAACGGTATAAAGACCATTGACAACATTAATATTTCAGGATGGCCTCCAGTTTCTCTTCCTACTAAAGTTGCCTTTAGAAAATACCCATTCTTTAAAACTATCATGCCGCAATATCTTTCAAGTACTTGGGGTATCGGAGCGGTAGCTCCTTACTATGACATTACATATAAAAATAGGTTCTCTAACAATTTAGAGTTAAAGGAAAAGATTATTTCGAATGGTGTTAAGATATTTACTTCTTGTTCGGTAGATGTCTTTTCTGATAGAAAAGATGTTCTTTTAGACTTTACAAATAAATGTTAAAAAAGAGGGGCTTTCGCCCCTCTCCGCCCTGATTAAATTTTAAATAACATAATGCGCAGTAGATCTAACAGATAATGTTTGTCCGCTTGTTCCTTTATTTATCAATCCAATCTTCCCTCCAGAGAAACCAGCGACTTGTTGCGTAACGGTCGCTCCACTAGTTGGCTTAACTGTAATGGTCGGAGTTGTTCCAGACAGGCCAGCTGTGAGCGTGACCTCACCTGTCACATCGCAAGTCAATGTGCCGACAACAGTAAGAGCGCCGAAAAGCATAGTCGAGATCTCAATGCCGGTCGCCACTCTCTTGGCAACAACTCCACTTTGTGACGTGGGTTTGTAGTAAAAAACAACACCACAATCAACAGGCAAAGCTGACAGGACAACATTCTGAACATTTGATGATTTAGTGGCACCATACATATCAGGCGCTTCATCATTTGCTGTTTCTGCACCATATGCTAATAAGAGATCTGCTTTATCTCTTACCTGCCCGTAAACACCCTTTATCGCATTTGCAGCCAGGAATACAGAGGCGCTCTGAGAACATGATTCGTTCAGTTCTCCTCTGAATAACAGAGCAGGAGGGTATACTTTTGACGGTGTACCATCGTAAACAATCTCAATCTGATTCAGTCCTTTTTTAAGGATTCCAGTTCGAGTGGTTAGTTTGTTCGTAAACGATGAGACGCCATTACTCGCGATATTACCCGAAAAGAATGCTGCATTACGGTTATCTTGTTGTCGGATAGAGATGGAGTTAGCGCGACCTGCTGCAACATATGTTGGATTATACGGTTCAAAAATAACCATTGATATATCAGAAGTTTCACACCAGACAAAATATCGTATGGTTAAATTTTCAGTAGCTGGGGAAACCACGCCCCAGCCAGTTAAACCATTAAGATACGTGTTTCCACTCAACCGCTCCATACCAACGCTGTACGTGCTACCAGACGGGAAACCAAATGGCTGGATATCATTATCAACTGTTGGTACGAAGTTATTCCCTTTTTTCGCAGTATGGACTCTATACGGCATAACAGCCTTTGCTGCATATGCGCCAATATATTGATGCCCCAGAGGAGCATAATGCGTGCTATCAAAAGTGCCATCTGTCGGGCGCCGCGCAATATCTTCAAGCGTATAGCTTCCGAGGTCTCTGTACATCTCAGTTACTGGCTGAGACAGATCAAGGAACTCGACCGCAGGGAACAGGCGTTCAATATGCTTCTTGATTGATGCTTCTAGTGCCGCCCACTGTGAGCCATTCTGGTTCATTGAAACAACGCAGACAGCACATCCATAACCCCAAGCCTTGCGAATAAACTGCTCAAAGCGGAACAAATACTGATCGAACCCTAACGTATCCAGTTGCCCGTTATCGTTAACGCCCATGGACATGAAGCAAACGTCTGGCGGAACATTCCCGTATGCAGTGTTTTTGAAAAAGCCATGGTCAAAGTTACGATTAGCCCAGCCATCAATGAGACGCTTTCCTGATGATGCGCAGTTCTCGGCTTTGAAAATGAAGGCGCCATTTTTGGTAAAACGGTTAAGCCAGTCAGTGAAAGTACGGAACCAGGAACCCGCGCCACCATTGCCATTGTGGTCGTAATTAGTCGAGGACAGGTCCCCGTTTGAATCCGTTGGGTTAGCAACCCACCCAGTTCCGTATGCACCGTCTGTGATCGAGTCACCAACGATACCAACACGACATTGCGTATTGCGGCGAGCGAACTGGTTTATTACGTTGAATGCAGTGTATTTGCTGCCATGAGTTGCCAGTGAAACGTCAAACACATGCTCGTTACCCCATGGGTCGCGAGTAAGAATTTTTCCTTCACCAGTGAATTTGGTTACATCATCATCTGGCAGGAAATTACAGCGTAGCTGGACACCCTTCGGAACATAAATTTGTCCTGTGTAAGCGTATATTGCTGCGCGGTTATCTGTCGTGCTATCAATGACGACCCCTGGAACATATTTTACAGCTAATGCGTCACTGCGGTATTTACCGTTGCTTAGCTCTGTCCTTAAAGCGGCATCCCCAACACTGACCCACTTCCCGTCACCAATACCGCCAGTGCTATCGGGAGTAGATCCTGGGGGAACTACTTTGGGGAGGATTCCGTCCCATCTGTAATATTCCCCGTTGCTCTTCCAGCGCAGGCACTCGTTAGCAAGGCTAATGGTGCTGCCATCTTCAAAAGAATCCTTCGTGATATAGCCATAATTCAGAATTGCCTGATTCGCACTTTTCTCTATACCATACCATGTTTTCCTTGGCGCCCCAAAGCGGTCAGGATAGGATTCATTAGCTTGATCATTTACAAGATGATCAAGGTTTTCAGCGTTATCATACAAATCTTTTGCAGCAGCTGACCCCAGCGGATTGCCGGTGTTATAAGTCGTCATATGGGCCTCATAAACGAAAACCCGCCGAAGCGGGTTGTTTTGATATGGATTAAGCTACATTGCCGGGGTAAGAGGAATTGTCGTATTGATAGAATGAGTCGCGATATTCTTTGGCTGTGACCTGGCACGTTCCGTCAGATTGAGGCGCAATCTCTGAGATTAACGCGCTATATCCAACGCGTGATGACTCGCAGAAAATAAGCCGCGGAGGTTCAATTGCTGGGTCATTAAGGATAATGCCGCTGAACTCAGGCTGTTCTGGCACCGTTAGCTCATACTCACCTGCTCTTGTCGCAACAAGCAGCCCTGACGCCGATCCATCCTGATAGCGTATCAGTGCACGTGGATTGCTGAAATCCCAGTTAAGCTTCTCAGAAATCGAGATTGTTGTTACTCCTCCGGAACTGGACATGCTCTCTATCAACGTGCTGATAGTCTTGCTTCCTGGTATATCGTCAGTGAACACGATGCGGTCACCGACGTTGTAGCAAAGAGCGTCCAGCTCTGTAGTAGTGGTATGTGTGAGTCGCTGCTGCCTGTACTTCATCAGGCGTCGCATACCTATCTGATAAGCACGATCCTGATCCAAAACTCCGTCTAAGGTATAGTCCTCAATTTTTACAGGAGTAGGATTGCCTGGAGTCCTGCACTGCACAGTTTCCTCTGCCCATGTTGTGCCGTTGATGTATGTCACATCAACACCATCATAATCATCTGCTGATGGTGCAACAAAGGCCGTCTGTAGAGGTTCTGTCATCTCCTGTGGGCTGATTATTCCTGTCCACGTTTTAACGCCCTCCCTTGCTACAGATGCAAGCCCGTCTGTAAGGAGAAAATAGCTTTTCCCTGCGTTAGTAACCTTCTGAAGCATTTCCAGTGCAGAAACAGAATCCGTAGTGGCATAGTCGAAAAATTCGCTGTCAGGTGTCCAGTATGTCGCTTCTAGCGAGTCAATGGCTTCATAGTCCATCGCCAACCCTAGCTCATCACCAATGTGATAGAGGGCGCCAGATATAGTTCTGCTTCCTCCGGTGTCATAAATACGTGTAGCAACAATATTTACCCGGCGATCAGACTGCGCAGCGAGTTTCCCTCCAGTTTCCACCGTCACCGCCATTGTAGTTACGCCAGAATACGATGATGGGCGTGACAACAAACGGCCTCGCAATGACTGCCAGTACATGTTATCTCGGGAGTTACCTTCACCCTGCTCATTCGTCCTTCTGCAACGCACTTCAACCAGCCCAGGCGCTCCAAGTGTTACACGTTCAGTAAATCCAAGCCCGTTAATGTTTTTCATGTTGTACGAGCCGGTTTTGCTTGTCCATCCAGAACCAGAGCCATAGACTCGGTACTGAATTTCCCATGTTACAGTTCTGTTCTTTTTGCTCCCACTATCCTTGTATCCGCAGATTCCGTTTGGGAAGAAGAAATTAACCTCGAACATATCTACGGTTTCATTCTCTGGACAAGCAAGAAACGGACCCATCCATGAGTCATTTTCATTCAGGCTGTTTGCATCAAAATCAAGCACGGTACGAGGAGAGAATCCAGGCCATGACGGGTCTTCTTCACCATCCACCATACGTTCTAATGTCACCGTACCAGCATCAACATCGAGTATTTTGTACTCACTTCCCGCATGTGAAATGGAAAGACGTACATATCCCTCAGGAATCCCAGTAAACGCTGTTCCTGTGGCGCTGTCGTATGCCAGCGTGATTGATGCCGTTATCACATCCTCTCCTGGTGGCTCAGAATGAGGTATGTATTCAGAGATGAATAGTTGATAGTCGACGCTGTTGTACCAGAGAGTTACAGGCATGCCTACGTAGGGTGCAATCTCTTCAAGTGCATCACTGGTAATTCTGCTGTAAGGACCATCATTCGTTACGACATATGAATCTGGAACTATTACTTCGACAATTGCACCAACAACCCACGAATCAGGTAGAGTGTCGGTTGTGGTTCCCTCTTACCGAATGAGAATCTTCCTCGACCCAGAACAACGAACATCTCTACTGTCATTACAGTTGGGTCATCAGGGGAAAATCTGGATACTGGCTGCACAGCATAATCAGGGTAAATGCGGCTACGGCCAAAAAGCTCTCTAATCGGATCTCCAAGCTTTGCGTTGTTTGCTTTTGCCGGATTTACGTCAAGAGGGTTACCTGTTCCTGATGAATAACCTCCAAGGTCTCCAATACCAGGGGCGAAGAACAGAGCGTATGCTACGGAAGCAACAGACACAGCCACTGCAATCCAGGCAATCGCTACAGCGCCATACGGGACTGGATAGATACGGACATCTCTATCAGGTTTAATAGCGTACTCAAACCATGCCTGAGGCGGTATGTTCTCTCCATCTACATCAACCGTGATCGGATGCTTCATATCAGGCTTATAGCCATGAACGTTCTTCGAAAGCCACTGATGGATGGTTACTGCGCCATGTTCATGGGTTTCGAGTGGCTCGCCAGGAAGCCGTGAGGGATAGATTCTGATTGTCACTTCCAGAACTCCACTTTGACAAATCGACGTTTGAAACGCGAGACAGGAAGGAAGGTAACGTTCATCCCTGGATTGCATTCTGCGACATGCAGTTGACCGTTAATCTCAACCACTACACCGACATGAGTAACGGTTGAGCCGGAATAACAGGCGGCACCGGCGCCAATACACGGATCGCATTTTTCCAGAGAGAGCATCAACTTTCTGGCCTCTCTGTTTAAACCGCCGCCGTCTTTTGTTATGCCGGCAAAGTCAGGCCACAGCGGAAGACCAAGGTCTTTTCTCACCTCATTCACTATTCCGAAGCAGTCAAGTTCAGGATAAGTGCGACCGCCCTTCTGCCAGACGACAGAAAGGTATTTATCAGGATTGAACATTGTTGCTCCTTAACTCATGTAGCGGAGTCCGGGGTAATACGGGAGAGTGTATCGGTGGCGCGGCCATGCGGTATCAAGAACGTTCATATATCCGGCAGTAAGTTGAGCCTGCGTGGATGTCCAATATCCGTTTTTAATAGCCAGCGTATAAGGTACAGATGCCGGTGCGCTAAGGTCAGTGGAAACATAGTTACGATAGGTAAGGTATGCCTCTGAAAGGTCATCCAAAGCATTTCTTATGGCAGTTGAAGTTGTGCCGTCTATGTTATCAATGGCAAACTGCAAATCCTGTGTTCCATCGCTGTTTCTTGCTGGAAGCGCTATATCAATAGCCGCAGCCTGAAAGGTTACCACCTCTCCACTTTCGGTTGTTGCGGTAATGTCATCGAAGCCTTTGCAAAGGTAATAAACACCTGTACCGATGTTTATTTGCAGGGTTTCGATTCTCACTTCTTCTCCTGATGAGGCATACAGCCGATTTAGAATCGTCATGGCTCAGGCCACTCCCTGTTAAGTGCAATATCAATGATGCTGCTGTTGATAATGTAATCAGGGAAATCAGCCCATCCAGGTGCAAGAACTGGCCTTTCCCACAGCTCTAACGTGGCTGTATAGCGCCAGTAGTTTCCACCTTCAATTGTTGGCCCCTCATAGATATCCACGAAGCGACAGACATTCATATCGATATTGCCTAGGGGAGTTCTTAGTGGCATGTTGAACCAGCAGGCACCATCAATGATGGTATCTCTATACCATGCTTCAAAAAGCTCAGCCTGAAGGTCGTTAAAGAGCCATGCCACCGATGCCTGCGTGGGAGTAGATGTATATAATCTCCGCTGTCTGGCCCTTCCAGATGTCATTTCTGTCCTCAGTAATGGGCTGACAGGCTTCATCCCGAAGCCCTCCTGTAATGGAATAGGAAGATAGTCCTTCGGGTAATCTATGCTGGTAGTTTTAGCCATTACCCTGTTCTCCTGTTAGTGTTCCAGCGCATCATCGCTTTCGAAATATCACCTTTCCCGCTTGCAAGATCACTGGCAGCCTGTTGATATCCCAACTTAGCCCCCTCTGCTGTTGCCTGCTTCATCATGGCAATCTGAGTGTCTGACGGATCGCCGTTCACATTCATGTTGATAACCGGTGAGAAGTTGGCACCATGAGTTGATTGCTGATTTACCCTGTCCAGGGTTTCATCAAGTTTTGCGGAGGTCTGAGAAGTAACAACGCGCTCGCCTTTTTGCAGAAGCCAGGTTCCTGTCTCTGGAACACTATCGATACCATCATGCGCCATACCAGCCAGTGCAGATGTACCGACAGCCGCAACAAGCGGAGCGGTTACAGCAGCCGCAGTAGCCATAGCAGCAGGAGCTAACGCAGGCCCCACGATTGGAATGGCCGCTGTAGATGCGTACGCCGCTATCTGAGCTTGCAAAGATGAAGCCTGAGCATTGGCAATCATCGAAGCCGCAGCACTTGCCTGAGTTGATTTACCTACAAGTAACTGCACACCTTGATAGACCAGCCACTGGGCAGCCATATCAGATAGTGTTTTGATGATTGTTTCACCAAGGCTGGAGAAAATATTACTGAAGAAGTCGCCAAGGTCTTCTGCGCTATGAACCAGATCATTGATGTTGTCAGAGATAGCAGAAGTAGCACCGCCAAGAATAGAGCTCATCGCATCAGCAGCAGTCTGGTAATAATCCGCAGAGCTATCTGCGTAATCATTCAGAGCATCCATTATCCCACTTTGCCAGTCACCCATCTGAGCGTCAGACTTCTTGTAATAATCCTCCTGAATTTCCAGCCGGTCATTAAGCGCCTGTTGTAAGGCAGTTGTTTCCTGGTCATAAAGTGATTTACTAATATCCCCACTCTGATACTGCTTTTGCAGGTCTGACTGCCTTTCCAGGAAACTTCGCTGAATATCCAGCAGTTCCTTCATGCGCTGACGGGTCTTATCCCCCATGCCAGAACCTATGAAGTCAGCATCGTTTGCCGACTTGTCATTCTGGTTTTGCTTGCGAAGATTAGACGCAAACTCGACAAGCTTAAGGTTCTCTTCGTTCGCCTTCTTGAGTGAATTAAGCCTGTCTACCTCAGTTGCGAGTTGCTCAAGACGTACCTTCTGCGCGTCATTAATTCCAGCAAGTTTTCCTGAAGTAAAATCAAAGCGAAGTTTTTCAAGCTCGGTTACTTCCTGGTTTTTCTTACCAGTGGTGTCGATCAGCGCAATCTGACGCTGATAGCTTGTTTCCAGAGCCTTGAATGCAGATTCAAGTTTTTTAGCGTTCGCATCTGGAGTAACTTTACCGTTTGTTCCTCCTTTAGGGAGAGCAAACGGATTGTCTGCACCTACAGTTGCAGAGCCCAGAGGAAGATTGCCAACAACTGGCTTTGATAACTTCTCTCTCGTTTGGATAAGCGTGTTCAGTTCATCATTAAGGGCTTTTACACTGTCGTCACCACCAGTGAACCAGGCGAACATTGATTTATCCTGAGAATAGAATCCTTTTCTACCTTCAAGATTTTTTTGCAGATAAGTAATTCGCTCATTAACCTGGTCTATATTGTTCAGGTCAATTTTCCCGCTTAGAGCAGCAAAGCGATTACCAGTACTTGCGGCAAGTTGGCCAGCTCCAGCTGCGGCCTTAACAAGCCACCCTGCCAATTGTGCGACTTCAGATACCAGATTAGAGATGCCCTGTAGGACTACTGGGTCTGTTAATACGTCGTGAAGCTTATCAAGAGAGTTTTGCAGTGGAGTCAGGTCGACTTTAGCAAGACCTGCTGCAATCTCCATCTTCAGGCCAGCAACCTGCGCTTCCATGTCTTCGAATAACTGGTTTACCTTGACAAGGTCATCAATCGAAGATGGGTCTGGTGCTACTCCATAGTCTTTAGCAAGGTCAATAAATTGCTTCAGTTTTTGATTATTGTTATCAAACAATGGAAGCAGCTTGGATAGGTCATTCCCGAGGCTTTCAAGAATGGTCGTCTTTTCGGCATTGGTTCCGATTTTACTCAGTGATTCACCAATAGCCAGAAGCTGTTTATCAGGGCTTACTTTGGATAATTTCTCAGCTGATAGTCCTAATGCATTCAATGCATCAACGGCCTCACCTGATTTGTTCAGTACTGCATCACCTATCTTATCGCCGATATCTTTGAAAATATCAGCCATCTGATCGCCGGATACGCCTGCCTTTTCAGCAGCAAACTGCCAGGCCAAGAGCTCCTGTGTTGATATCCTTAAAGACTTTGCCCAACGGTCAGTTTCAGTGATTTGCTTTGATGTACTTTTGAGCAACTGAAAACCTGCCGCTCCTACAGCAAGCCCAGCAGTTACAGCTGCCGCACCTATTCCAGCGAGTGCGGTGCTTGCAGAAGCGGCATCCGCTTGTACTTGTTTACTCCATTTTGCAGATGCTCTTTCTGCCTGGTTAAGCCCTGAAACAAATCCGCCAGTTTTTGCTATCAGGTCTATTGTCAGCGTGCCTAGGGATTTACCTGCCATGCTATGACCACTCCTGCATAGCCTGATCCAGTGAAATGGCAGGCTCATTAATGTGTGGGGTGAAGTCTGTTACTTTGAAAGGAGGTGAGTCTTTCCCACGGTTGGCGTTCGCCAGCACAGAAGAAATAAGCCCTGCGGCCCACTCGGTACGCATCATTCCATTAAGGCTTCCGTACTTTTGACGGTAAAGAACCCAGTTGCGGTATTCAGTAACGCTAACTCGCTCTCTTGCTTCGGCAATGGTGCGACCGCCTATCCCGTTGAGAACTAATTCACACCAGAATTCGTCTTCTGCGCTGAGCTCGCCTTTCCCATGTCGTTAACCTGCTGAATAGCGACAAGCAGAGCCACAGTAAGATTCCCGTCGAGAGCCCCACGTTCTGGATCTGCTTCACCAGTCACATCAGCTACAGTGAAAACTGGATGCCCTTGCTCGTCGCAGATGGATGATGCGATACGACCGGCCACACCATCAATCTTCCCTGCCGCAGAAAGAACTGTTGATACTGCGTCGTGGTAGCCCATTGGTCGGATATATACAGTAGCTGTAATTTCCTCTTCACCCTGCTTCCAGGTAATTTCCTTCTCAACAGGACGGCCTGTAAATGCTCCAGCCTGCTTTAATGAATCCAGAGTCAGTTTCATTGATTATCCTCGATAATGTTTGTTGAAATGCGGGGGATCGCCCCCGCCAGTGATTAGCTGCCGGACTGTGCTTTAGGAATCCATGCCCCCTGCCCGGAACGCTGGATGGTGGCAGAAGTCTGCACGACCGTGTTTCCCTGAAAGTCGAACGGGAAGTCTGAAACGTATCCCTTGAATACGTACCAGGTCCGATCGGGAGGAAGCACCAGGCCATCAACAGCACCCGGACCTGTTCCCGCTGTCGGCTCTGATTCGCCATCAGACCAGCCGATAGCAAACGTTACGTCGCTCTGGTCATTTGACTCTGCCATGTTGCTGAGCATCAGGTGGCTGGCGTTAGCAGGATCTGCGTTAAGCGTGGCCGTTGCCTGCCCCGGTGAGCGAGTCAAACAACGCCTTGTTGTAGTTGTCGATGTCGCGGCGGCGTTCGTCTACCCTGCGATTACGCTTGAGGGCTTTACTGATGGCACTTTGGTATACCCCAAGAGCTTCAGCTGTTTTGGCCTGACCGTTTTCCAAAACATATTCAGATAGCGGAATAATCTTCATTGGTTTTCCTCGTGGTTTGCACACAAGGAGTATCACTGTTAGTGATAAATATGTCAACACTAGCGGTGATTGGTGATTATGCCGTGCGGTGATAAATTATGAGAATGAAAAAGAAACCATTGACCGCCGAACAAATTGCCGATGCCAACAGGCTGAAAGCTATCTTTGAGTCCAAGAAAAAAGCGCTGGGGCTCTCACAGGAGCTTTTGGCTGAACAAATGGGTATGGGACAAAGTGGTGTCGCTCAGCTACTGAATGGCACAAATGCTATCAACGCTACCCATGCTGCACAGTTCGCTAAAATTCTCGGAGTAAAAGTCGATGATTTCAGCCCATCCCTTGCAGCTGAGATATCAGCTATGTTTGAGGCGATTGCGAACGGAAGGAATCATTCCTCTGTGTATGAGTACCCGCTATTAACCGAAGTACAGGCTGGCTCATTTTGCCCGGTTAATACATACACAGAACGAGACGCGAAGGAATGGGTTTCAACGACTGTTAAAGCCAGTGATTCTGCCTTTTGGCTTGAGGTATCAGGTCATTCGATGACTGCCCCGCCAGGAGTAAAACCGAGTTTTCCTGAGGGAATGCTTATACTCATAGATCCGGAACAGGATGTTGAGCCTGGTGATTTCTGTGTTGCAGGTATCTTCAACGATTCAGAGGTCACTTTTAAAAAATATGTTCGAGAAGATGGGAAGCCATGGCTTGAACCTCTAAACCCCAGCCCTCGCTATCAGGCCATTGAATGTAATGAGAATTGCAGGATAATAGGCAAAGTTGTTAAGGCCCAATGGCCTGAAAATATCTTCGAATAAGGAGCCATCCGGCTCCTTTTTTTTGCATCTTTTTTCACCTTAACAATCATAAAGTTAACACTGCTGATGATATTTTTATCACTACAGGTGTTGACCATTTAATTACTATTGGTGATACTCAATATGCGCCGGGGTGATGATGTTTAAGACCATCGGTAGGTTAGCAGTACGGTATATGGCACATGTGCCGCAGCGGTCCGGGGATTCCTTCAAGTATCCAGATCCAGCGGGTAGCCGGAATGTGCAAGCCAGGCAAGTACGACAGCCAGAGACGTTTCACCAGCGTGGCGATCAGGTGTGACACCTCGGAAGAGACGAGGAGAGTGCCGATAAAATAAAAGCGCCCCAAAGGACGCTTAGCTCTTTAACAAAAATCATTCAGATGCTTTTAAAGGGGCAACCTTATTTACTGCGTAATTACTGAAAGCAAATAGGAACACGAACATACATCCTGCGGTGATCAGGAATGCTTTGAATGTTTTCCAAAAATCATCAACTGTGGTTGATGGATTATCTAACATTGTCAAAGCGTCGAAGAAAAGAGCACAAAAAGTACCAATAACGATGTAAAGAAGGATCAAGAAAAAGCCAGCCACTCTTGGTCGAGGTGTAGGATCTGTAAAAGAAATCAGTACTCGATTAGTTCTTTTGAAAGAAACTATCCAGATTACGAAACATACAAATGCCCAACCAAGCAAAGCGACCATTGTATCAAGGCTAAAACTGCTCAATGTTAATTTACCCAATAAGGCAGCATATAGGATAACGCCAAACACTGAACAAATAGAACTGATCATAAGGCCGCGAATGCCTTCATAGTATTGATCATTTCCTTCAAAAGGAACTTCTAGTTTTTTCTTAGACATTACAGGGACCATTGATTGTTAAATTAAATGGATGAGAGAGAGCAAAAATATAATCGGTAATAAAGGCAAAATCTTTAATTATATTTTTGATTTTTCGCGCTGTGCAGAGCGCATGTATCACGGAGAAACTAACCATGAAAAACACTGAAAACGTATCTGAGTTACCACCACATATGACCATGGAGCAGCTGATCGACGCAGCGCGTAAGGCCTCCCCTCTTCTTCCGCCTGCTTATCGCGGCATTATGACCGAACTGGCTAACCGCCTGGACTATACCAGCGTCGCGCTTTGCGAAGCGATAGCTCAGCGTAAGGAACTGGCTGCCCAGAACGCTACCCTGCGTGAAGATGTCGCAAGCTGGGCCAAAGAGTGTGACCGCATTGTTGAACGGCACACGAAGACCAGAACCAATATGCATTTCCTGGAAGCCCAGCGAGAACTGCGTGAGTTGTCTACCGTCGTTATTTCCCAAAATAACGAGGTGGCTCTCTGATGACTAACTCATTCAAGCAAATGACCCGTGACGGGACAATCAAGCGCACCGATATCTCCACAGAGTTTATGGCTGATGCTCCCGAAGGCGATTTCGATCGCTCGTTCGCTGATGGCGTACTCGAAGACATCGCCGCCCAGCTTCGTAAAGGAGTGCTGTCATGAGCGTAAGTATCAAGCATCCAGCAATTCGTTATCATGGCGGTAAATTCCGCTTGGCAAGCTGGATCATCAGCCATTTCCCTGAACACCGATGCTACGTTGAGCCATTTGGTGGCGGAGCGTCAGTGCTATTGAAAAAGCAGGCATCAGAAGCAGAGGTTTACAACGACCTCGACGGAGATGTAGTTAACCTTTTCCGTGTACTCAGAAATCCGGAAACGGCAAAGCAACTTATTGATGCCTGCCCTCTTACACCTTACTCACGAGACGAGTTTAATTGCGCGTATGAAGACAGTGATAACCGGGTGGAGCAAGCCCGCCGCCTGATTGTTCGTGCAACCATGGGATTCGGCAGCGCAGGTGCAACAAAGGGTAAGACGGGGTTTCGTCTGGATACCAAGCGTAATAGTGCTACCGCACAACGCATTTGGGCGCGACAGCCTGATAACCTCGCCGCAGTGGCCAGTCGTTTTGCTGGGGTACTGATTGAGAATCGCAGTGCCATTCAATGTATGCGTGACCATGATACAGCATCTACCCTGCATTTTGTTGACCCACCTTACGTGCATGAAACCAGAGTAGAGACTGCAAAAAACAGCGCTTACCGGTTCGAAATGACCAATGAAGAACACACGGAACTTCTCAACGCGCTGAAAGAGTTACGCGGTGCGGTAATTGTTTGCGGATATAACAGCGACCTCTATAACAACGCACTTGATGGATGGAAGCGTGTATCGCGAACTACGGCAGCCAACGGCTTCGCTGGTTCAGTTCAGCGCACAGAATGCCTCTGGCTTAACCAGGCAGCACAGCAGAAGCGGGAGGCCGCCCAATGAGCACTACTCTAAAAGAATGGCTCCTGAAGACTATCGCGGAGCTCGAAGAAGAGCGCGATTCTATGCCCGGCGCAGTAAACGAAGATGCGGCCAATGCGCTTGTGGCGATGAAGATTGCTCTTGCATCGCTGATCCATGGTAAAGCCGAACAAACAAACTACCGCGCTATCGTTGAGCGGATAGCTGAAATCATTCACGGAAAGGTTACTGATATCGATCTGCTTACGGTAACAATTAAGAGCATGAAAGATAATTTGCAGAAATAAACACCGGGTGCAGCCGGTTAAGTGGAGAGAAACGCATGGGGCAGTTAGTAACACTTCATGAGTGGGCATCTGGTCCTAATGGATTCAAATATCCATTAAGCAACTCAGCATTAAACAAAATAGCAAAGACCAAACAGACTTATCCGCCAGCCTTAAAGCAAGGTCGACGCTGGGTTATAGATGAAGATGCTCGTTTTGTTGGCATGGTTGGCAGTGTTGATATTTCGTCATCATTATCAGACAAGGCCCGCCAGTTAGTGGAGAAAGCAATAAATGGCAGCTCGCCCCAGAAAACATAATGTCAAAATACCCAACCTTTACTGTAAGTTAGATAAGCGTACTTCAAAAATTTATTGGCAATATCGCCACCCTGTAACAGGTTCATTTATTGGATTCGGAACAGATGATGAAGCGGCAAAAGCTGCTGCAATCGAGATGAACCGTATAACCGCAGAACAAGAAACTCAGCAATCTTATGCTCTGATTGATATGGCAATGAAGAGCTCAGGGAAAAAGGATCAAGGTATACGTGTTTGTGAGTGGATTAAAAAATACATCGAAATTCAGATGGAAAGGTTGCGTGACGGTGAGATAAAAAACCCTACTGTAAAATCCAGACGATTATGTTCTCAGATCCTCGCAGATAGAGTGCCAAACCTTCGCCTGAAGGATGTTGATACAAGACTCATTGCAAAAATTATTGATGAATATAAGGCAGAGGGAAAGCACAGAATGGGCCAACTGATAAGAAGCGTACTAAACGACGTGTTCAAAGAGGCGCAGCATGCTGGCGAGGTTGATCCTGGCTACAACCCAGCCTTAGCTGTAAAAAATCCAATAGCCAAAGTGAAACGAAGCAGACTTAGCATTGAACAATGGAAGTTGATTTTTGAAAGCGCAGGCTCTTTGCCGCCTTGCGCTCAAAATTCTATGCTTTTGGCTTTAGTAACCGGGCAAAGGATAGGTGACATAGTCGAGATGAAGTTTAGTGACATTTGGGATAATCACCTTCATGTTACCCAAAATAAAACCGGAATGAAGTTAGCTATCCCCTTAAATTTAAGGTGCGATGCAATCGGGTTGACTCTGGCTGATGTTATTAGTAAGTGTCGCGATAGAGTAGTGAGCCCTTATCTGATCCACCATGTTAAGCATCACGCTTACGGTAAAGCGGGATCTCACGTTCCCGAAAAAACAATATCAAGATATTTTAAGGAGGCAAGAGATAAAGCAAATATTACCTGGCCTAAGGATTGCACTGCCCTCCCACCGTTTCATGAACAGCGCTCTCTTTCATCAAGAACATACAAAGCTCAGGGTATAGATGTCAAAACTCTTTTAGGGCATAAAACCGAAGCAATGAGCGTAATGTATGGAGATGACCGTGGTCTAGAATGGAAAAAAGTTGTGATTTAAACAGGGAGTTTTGGGGAATTATTTTGGGGATGTTTTGGGGAAAGAGTTTTACGAATTAAATTCAGTCACTTAGATTTTAGCGAATTGCTCCAGAAACAGTCATCCACCAGCAACGCATGACCCAACAGCCAGCGCTCCCGCTGGCTGTTTTCTTTCAGCCCTCTCCGTCCCGTGCTAATGTAGCAAGCTACGTATTGGCAAATCACAGGTGAAATCGTTATGTCTGATGACGTGACCGGGACGACGACCCATCAGCGGCTAATCAGCTTATTAACCGAGCAGGAGGCGCGCTTTCGCGTGGTGGCGCATGAGGCCGTTGGGAAATGCGAAGCGGTCAGTGAAATTCGCGGGACCGATCTCCGGCAGGGTGCAAAAGCACTGGTCTGCAAGGTAAAAGGCAACGGCGTTAAGAAACATATTCTGGCAATCCTTGCCGCCGATCGGCAGGCCGATCTGAGCCTGCTGGCCAGCCATTTCGGTGGGCTAAAGGCCTCTCTCGCCAGTCCGGCAGAAGTGGATGCGCTTACCGGCTGCGTTTTCGGCGCCATTCCCCCCTTCAGCTTTCATCCGGATCTGACGCTGGTCGCCGATCCGCTGCTGTTTGAGCGCTTCGATGAAATCGCCTTTAACGCCGGCCTGCTGGAAAAATCGGTGATAATGGATACCCAGGACTATCTGCGTATCGCCCGTCCTGAACTGGTGACGTTCCGTAAACAATAAATACAGCGGCTGGCTAACGGTCAGCCGTTTTCCAGCAGCAGCACGGAAGCAATCAAAATAATCGCGATGATAAAAAATGATGAGGAAATAATTAGCGTTTCGACAAACATAGGATCGTTCAT